TGATCCCTGAACGTTCAACAGCTGCGCAGCGTAATGACCTCGCTGCTTACCTGAAGAACTTTCTGGCTGCGTCCGTTGTCCAGGCCGCGATCACCAACTACGAATCGGTTTATTGATTCGTCTTCAACGTAACATCTACAGGAAAGAAAGCTATGTCTTCTAAGAAGCAAGCTTCAGACGTTGCCAATGCAGCGTTTCACTACCGCGCTACTTCAGCAGAAACTGTTGAAGCAATTTTTAACTACTTATCAGCTCTTGATTGTCCTCGTTCGTTATCTGTCTGGCTCCTCTACAACTCTGGGGAGCACGAACAACTAACTGACTTAACGATCGACCCGATGCATTATTGCGAATTATCAGCAAAGGGTTTTAGAGATGCTTATTTGGCCACCCACTTTCTAGGTAAAGCTGACTTTCTTAAGTTAGATGTATCGAAAAAAGATCGGGCTATGGCTAAGTTCTGGAAATTTGAGGAACAATGTAAGCAGACAAATGAAAGGCTTAAAAGTTTTCTCGCGAGTCCTACTTTTGATAGTGGGCCGAACTCCTCTTTGCTTCATGCGACGAGAAGGAAAATAGAGAAGATATTAGGGTCTTTTACTCCTGATGAGTTTGTTGAAAGTGCTAATTGGGGGCCGGGATCATCAACCTTGATTAAAGGGGAAATGATTTCGGCGGTCAATAAATTCCATGCTGGTCGTGGAATAACGCGCGATTTGTACGCCTTCGTTAAGCCTTGGTTCGCTGGGGCTTTTCCTGCTTGGGGTGCACACTTATCACTGGCCTTTGGTGATGATTGGGCGAACCTGCAGCGAGGGAACACTATATGCACTGTCCCGAAAGACAGCAAGGCCGATCGCGTCATCGCTATCGAACCAGATCTGAATATGTATTTTCAGAAAGGGATCGGTAAGATGATTCGTCGGCGCTTATTTCGGGAGGGAGTTAACCTGAATTCGCAGACGAGAAATCAACAGCTTGCTTTATCGGGGAGTGAAAACTCCGATCTGGCAACTGTTGATTTTTCATCCGCTAGTGACTCAATTAGCTCAGCTTTAGTCCGGCATTTAATCCCGTACGAATGGCTGCAACTCTTAGAGTTAACAAGGTGTAACTTCGGCATTCATGAC